TTAAGAAGCTTTTCGCTATCTTTGAAGAATTCGTGTCCTATGTCTATATTAATTAGAACTTCATAAGGTTTATTTTCTATTTTCTCGAATTCAGTTCCAAATAATGAGTTAAACTTATCAATACTAATTTCACGATATCTGTCATTATCTTTTATAAAAGCTTTATATTCTATAATTGAAGTTCCGTCTCCAACAATACGTATCTTTCTTTTTAGTTCGTATTCTTGGTCTTCTGTTTCATATTCTTGGATTATTGTTGCTTCTTGTACCTGGTCGAATACTTGCTTTATGTAATGTATCTCGTTTTTATGTAAGCATTCCAAGTAAACTTTATTATTGAACTTATGCAAGTATATAAAACTTTCTTTTTGATAAATTGCATTCTCTAAAGCTTCGCTTAAAGTAGGCATTAACCAATTAATCTCTAAACCTTCTGTTTGAGTGACTAACTCACTACCAAAGATTTGATTTTTGATATAAGTTGCTATCTTCTTACCACTAGGAGCAACAACCCATTTATCTTGGTATGTTATATTTGGTCGTCCATTAGTGACACCAGGTATAGTCACTTTAGACTTTATCTTGATAAACGGAGCTTGAAATATAGCACTCTGTTTTAATTTTCCTATCATTCTTCTACTCCTTCCTCAAATACAAACGAATAATGTATTTGTTTTTTCTTTTCATCTATGTATAAGAAACGAGTAGGGTGTACTATTGTTCTTATATGATTACTTTTAAATAATTGTTTTTTAAACCAACAATGAAGTATATATGAGCGTTCGCTAGGTTCTTCGTTCGGCTTTATTTTTACCTTGCCAACATATATTCCATTTAGGTATAAGTGCAATTTCCATTTTTTATGAAAAAAAGACATATAAACAACTCCTGTCTATATGCCTTCAGTGGCGATTTCTCCCACTCGTATTGCACTTCTCAATTACAATTTTATTATATCACTCTTTTTGTCCTTTTGGTGCGACATAGATACGACATAATTTTCAACAAATACATACCTGTTTTCGTATATCTCGTAAGTCTCTATTTTATGACACCTAGGGCAAGGGAGAGTAATTGTTAAAGGTATTTCTTGTTTTATACCTAGCATACGTAAATTAGATAAGTAAGTTTCAATATCAATTTCGACCAAGAACCTATGAGTCTTTTTACAACGTATCTTCATACTACTGGGGCTATTCCGTAATCCTTCATTAATGCTAGAGCATACCTCATAGCGTCAATAGAGTGATCCATGTCTTTCTTATATATGTTAGTTCCTGTAGTTTCACTCTTTATCTTGTCATATTGATAAGAGTCTAACTCAATTAAGCTTTCGTCTAAACTTGATTCTTGGTATTCTCCATTCTGGAAAAAGTTAGTTATTGAAGGTCGCTCTAATATTTCTAAATAGTTTTTATAAAATAGCGACTGCATGTATTCAACCCCCTCATTTACCGAACCTGCTCCTTTTTTACTTATCTCGTGTCGTATGTTATCAACCTTTAATCTATTATCAAAGTGACTAGCTTCACTATCTATTACTATGTTAGTCACTGGTATGTTAGGATACTTGTCTTTTAAATAGATAAGAAACATTCTTAACTGCAACGAATAATACTCTGTAGTAGGGTTGTCTCCATTAGCTTTATGATAGAAACACTCTAGTCTTACAAGTTTCCATTTATTCTCTAATCTATCAAAACACAACGCTATAGGTACAAAAGTAGTAGGGTTTACTGACCCGTAGTCTATTCCTATAACTATTTCTCTAATAGCATAATAAGAAGGTATTTCGTGAATAATGTTTATATCTTGGAATACTTTACCTTCTGCTATTACCCATTCATTGAATACCTTTTGTTGTCTTAACGAACCAGGGGGAAACATATTAACAACCTGTTTTATCTTTTCTTCTGTATCCAACAAAGGATTATCATAAGGAAAGAACGTATAGTGTATAGCATTAGGTTTATTGTCTATGTATGTCTCTTTATAAGGGTGTCTATTAGAACCTTCTACGTTGAATGAATGAATAGTCTTTAAATAAGGGTGTCCTGCAAAACTCATTTGTCTACCTGGGAACTCGTTAAAACTCGCTTGTAGTTCTTTGATAGAGTAGATACGAGCTGATTCATCTATCCATAACAATACTAAAGGTTTACCTAATATCTTGTTAAAACTCTTTACATTATTAAACCCAAAGAAGAATATCTTTAGGTTATATATTGATAGAGACTTGTCATCTGTATTCCAAGTTAAGTTGTATTCTACTTTGTTTGTATTACCTTCTTTAGTTAAGTGCATTTCTAAAGCTTCTACTATGTTTCCTTTTAGTGTTTCAATAGTCCAACCTACTATCGCTCCATAATATTGCTTGTTAGGATCATATTCATGTAGTCTAACTGCATACTCTATAATTGCTCTAGATATAATATAAGTCTTACCACTTTGAGTAGAACCTAATACATATATTTCTGGAACATTAGGAGATACTATATCACTCCAAAGATTTACTTGTTTCTTCGATAACATTGTCTACTTCTTTTAACTTCTTATCTATTTCTTTTAGTTTCTTTTTGTTTTTAGATATCTTTTTAGTAGTTTCTTCTTGGCATTTGTTTGAAGTGATATCTTTTATTACTAACTCTTTGTTTTCTAGTTTAATCTTGTCTTTTTCACTAACTATTCGTCCGTTAGAATTCTTTATCATGTAGTTTCCGTCATTTAGTTTTATAAACTCCATTCCTAGCACCTCCATTCTATCTATATTCATGTTATTATTTTTCATTAGTCTTTCTAGGTTTATTTTCTTCATATAATACCTTCTTTAAGTTTGAGTTATCTACTATCTCATCTATTGTAGTAAGTTTAAGTTCGTTTGACTCGTTCTCTAATAAGTCTCCATTTACTTCAATAAGTGTCCTGTAGTTTTCACTTCTACCACCTATAGCACCTAATATTTGTCCTAGAGTAATAAGGTCTATTAAAGGTAGTTCTTTTGTGTTTACTCCTATAGACTCTAATTTCTCTAATAGGTTTAATATGTCTTTATCCATTTTAATAGGTTTGTTAGGGTCTATTGTAGGTATTTTAATATTACTTGCAAGTATCTTTTGTAAGGAGTCTTTAAACATTGCTTTTTGTCGTCTAGCTTTACCAGAGGCGATTCCACCTATAGAACCTCGTCTCTTTGCTTCTTCGCTGCTTAATTCTCCCTTTTTTATGGGTTGTAAGTTTTGGTTATTAGCCACCTTTACCACCCCTTAAAAATGTTTCTTTATTTCTAGGTATATATCTCTGTATAGTTTTAAAGCTTCTTCTTTATCTTCGAATGTAGTATGTACTTTTAATCCGTTAGATACGTTCCATATATGAGTAGCTTTTACTTTTGAATTAGTAATAGTATAAGCGTCTTTTTTATCTTTAGTCACTTTAGATTTAGGTATTACTCTGTTGCAGTCATACATTTTATAATCTTTTTTATCTACTAATTGTTCGAACTTTGCTTTTTCTAGTTCTTCTTTAGTAAGCTCTAAATAATCTACTCTAGGAAGTAGGGCAGTAGTACTTAAGAAATAACATACACCTTTGTCTAGATCTTCATACCTTGAAAGGTCTTTATCTATTATGTCTACTTTATCCATAAACTCTTTTAAGTTTTCATTTATCATAATTTAGTCTCCTTTGTCTTTTTAGATAAGTCTAGTAATATTTCTTTACTTGTATAATACTCATCTGGTATTCTGTTTATTCTTCTTAACTTTCTCCAATACTTTTTCTCGTCTTTGTCTTTTAATTCGTCTATATTCATTGTTCTTGACTTTATTATGGTATATAGTGGTTCACTTTCTGGCATAGAATTAAACTTCTTCATAAAAGTAGATTTCCCTATTTTTAAGAACTCGTCCCACTCAATATCTTTATACCTAGCACAATAGAAAGCATACGCTTGATTCAAGTCACTAGGATAGGCGAAACAAAAGAACATTTTATTAGACTTTCTTCTAGTTTGATTTACTGGGTATTTCGTCATCACTTGTAGCACCTGTAAAAGCACTCATTAACTCCATACCAAATAATTCGCTTTCTTCTTCTGTAAGTCCAATATCTATGACTAACTCTGCTATACCTAGTTTAAAAAACTTCTTGCATAACTCGTCGAACATTTCCATAGTTGCTTCGTTAGTATATTCTTCTTCTAAAGCTACTACGTTAGTGTTATCTTCATAAGTCTTGTTTCCTTCTGTTTTTGTGATAACTAAATCTTTTTTAGTAAGTCCTTCTTTAGCAAGGTCAAAAACTAGTTTCTTTTTTGCTTTAGATACTGCAGACTGAATATCCCTCATTAATCCTACGTCACGTTTAATAGTGAAGTTTTTATTTTTGTAGATTAACTCTGTAGTATCTGCGTCAATTTTTTTAAACTCGTATTTCATATTATCTCCTTATTATTGCCCCTTTTTGTGTCTTAACAACCCTCATAGCTACATAGCCGAAAAAAGACACGCATTCCCAACCTAAAAAGGTAGACCAACCCACTTTTATTAAAAAAAATTAGAAAAGGGCGATTAGGTACTCTTTTATAAGTACCATAGAATAGATATATGTAATATGTATAGATTATTCAACCTATATTGGATTAGCTAAATATATATCTATTCTATGCTACCTATAACGGTAGCACTGCATAATTTGTTTGATTTAATGTGCCTTTATAGACACCATAGAGTAGACATAGTGAAAAAATATAATATTAACCATGTAAGAATACGTATAAAGAATTACTTTTGAATTTTAAATAGAAGGTTCTATATCTACTCTATGCTATTTATAAATAGCGTTTTCTATATTCGTCTTTTATTAGGAGTTTTCCTTTAGCGTTTCTGTCGTCACTATGATGATATTCAAAGTCTTGTAATAGACACTCCATAATCTCCCTCTGGTCTCGTGTAGGTTCATACCTTTGATTATTTATTATCTTAAACATTTTATTAATTGTTGT